GCCGTCCGAGAACAGCTCCTCGAAGCGGGACATGTCGTGGTCGGGACAGAGCGCCGAGACGCGGGAGAGCGAGCGGACCGTGAGGGCCAGCCCGCGCTCCTCGCCGTTAACCGCGATCATTTAGGCCTCCTTGGAGCCCATGAGGGCCTTGAGGTCCTTCAGCGCCTCATCGGCAGTCGTCTTACCCGCGCCGATGTAGCGCCAGTTGGCGTCCTCGGTGTCGTCGCGCATCAGGACCGCCTCGATGTCGATGGACTGGAACTCGATGGAGTCCTCCTGTGTCTTCGCCTCGCGCACCTCTGGCGAGAATTGCGCCTTGGGGAAGAAGACGGGGACGAAGGTGGTCTTGCCGTGGTGCATGAAGCGCTCGACGTAGCCGATGCCGAGGTAGGGCATCTCGTCGTAGGCGGTGTTGACGGTGGCGGTGACGCCGTTGACGGTGGTCTCCTTCGCGCCCGTGATCTTCACGCGGATGTCGTCGGCGATGCCGTCCACGGTCAGCTTCAGGGAGCCGCCCGTGAAGATGCCGCCCGCGCTCTCCGCCTGGGTGTCGTCGGCGTAGAAGGTAACGTCGTCGCCCGTCTCGATCTCGGGCGACGCGCTCACGAGGCGGGCGACGTTGAAGGGCTCGCCGTAGGTGATCGTGGTGCCGTTGGCGGTGTAATCGGCTGCGTACAGATAACGGACTCCGGTGCCTACGGGCATGGCGTCCTCCTTCCTTTTAGAGACCGGCGGCGTGCGCGCGGTCCTCTATTTCCTTCTCCACAGTTGACTTCATGGCCTTCTCCGCCGCGCCCTTCGCCGCGCGGTACGCGCGGGAGAACGGGTGCATGGCGGGGAATCCGTAGCTTGTGCCCGACTCGACGGCGCGGGCGATCATCATGTTCGGCTGGCCGTTGGGGTAGCCATCGGTTTTGTGCTGGTTGTATCCGTCCATGCCGACGTGGGTGTTGATGACGCCGCCCTCGTTGGTCATGGCCGCGATTCCCAGCCCGTCGAGCAGGCCGCGCTTCTGGTCGGCGCGGACCCGGTGCATGGTGTCGTTGCCCGTAGGCAGCGACTCGATTGCGCTGCGCGTCGCGTCCGCGACGATGCCCGCCGCGTCGAACACGCCGCGCTTGCAGATGCCCTCTATCTCGTCCTGGTTCGCGAGCTTTGAGAGCGCCGCCGCCATCTGGTCGAAGCCCTTGACGGTCATCCTAGCCATGACCAGCTCCATTCGTGGTGGATAAGCTTCGTCTCCTCCTCGTACTGCGTGGATTCGAGGCGGTAGGTCATGCCCATGCCGTCCATCGCCGCGAGGATGGAGTCCAGCAGCGGGTCGGCGTCGGTCCGGGTGAACAGGTGGACGTAGCCCTCGATGCCCTGCGCCAGCGTGGCGTCGTCGGCGTCGTGGGGCGTGGTCGCCTGCTCCTCCCAGATGACGTATGGCGGCTTCTGGTCGAACCGCCAGTAGTGGCATACCTTGGCGGGAACCTTGGCGAAGCCTGCGCCGATGGTCTTCAACGAATCCGAGTACGTCATACGACCACCTCATAGAGCGTATCGAGGTGCACGAGCGTCAGGTCGAGCACGGGCAGGCCGTCGTCGTTCGTGACGCGCTGCACCACGTCTATGCGCCACTGGGTTCCATCCTCGTCCACCGCGTAACCGTTGGTCTTGGCGTACCTCGTCGGCCAGATGCGCACAACGCGCTCGGCGTCGGAGCCAGCACCCCTTGCGGTGTATACGCGGTTGTAGCCCAGGGACCGCTCCTCGTAGCCGCACACGTCCACCTGGGACAGCATCTCGACGGGCATCATGCCCGCCTCGGACACGTCGGTCAGCTCGCACAGCCTAAGCATCCGCACCGCCCGCCTTCTGGGCGAAGAGGCGGTTGTTCAGGCGGTAGCGGAGCATCCGTGGCATGGCACCCACGTCCTCCGCGCGCTTGCGGTAGAGGTACGCGGCGTACATCGCCACGGTCGTCTCGTCGTCGGTAGTCTCCTCCAGGTCGATGCCCTCGCGCCCCACCTGCTCTGCGGCGGAGGCTACGAGGGCCGTCACGAACCCGTCGGCGTCGGCGGCCGCCGCGCCCATGAGGCCGAGGTCTGACAGGCACAGCGACTTGGCGGCGCTGACGAAGTTAGCGCTCACGGGCATGGCGGCTCACCTCCCTGATGGTTAGGCGGTCTTGGTGACCTTCACGAGGCCCTTGGGGTACTTGACCGCGACGGCCAGGCGCTCCTCGGCGAGCAGGGTGACGCGGTTGTAGAGCGCGTCGTCCTCGTTCTGCTCGTAGATGTTCACGTCCACGCCGCCCTTGCGGTAGACCTGCACGGCCTGCTTGCCCGCGCCGACGAGGACGGTACCGGCAGCGACCTCGGAGGTCTCGAAGATGGGCAGGCCCCAGATGCGGGCGGGCTGCGTGTAGTTGCCGTTGCCGTATGCGCCCTGGAAGTAGCCGCCGCCGAGGTACTGGCCGTTTTCGTCGGTGGCGGTCAGCAGGTCCACCATGTCCTCGGGGTTGATGGCGACGAAGTCGGCGGTGAAGGGGCTGTTCTGCGCGACGGCGGCCTTGGCCTTGAGGATGGCGTCGACCATCTTGCCAGCGGCGTAGGTGACGGACTGGATGCCCGTGGTGCCCAGAACCTCGCCCATGATGGCGGAGTCCTCGGACACGCCGAGCTGGTAGAGCAGCTCGTTCTGGACGGCGGAGGCGAGGAACGGGGCGTCGTTCAGGATCTCGTCGGTCTCCTTGACGTAGCCCGCGATCTTGGAGAGGGGCTTGGTGACGGGGGTGAAGCCCAGGGACAGCTGCGGCTTCTTGGCGTTCTCGGCGACCTTGGTGGCCTTGCCCGTGGTAGCGTCCTGGACGAAGTAGGTGATGGCGTTGCCGGAGATGGTGGCGGAGCCGAAGAGTCCGGCCACGGCGGCGCGGGCGGGCGAGGACACCACGACGGAGGTGTCGGTGTCAACGACCTGGACGCCATTCACGGCGTCGGTGGCGGCGCGCAGCTGGCCGCTGACCTTCCAGCCCTTGACGGCGGTATCGACCTCGGCGGCGCGCTCGCAGAGGATGTCGATGGCGGACTTCTCGATGTTCATGTCGTTCCCCTTCTCGGTCGCAGCGACGGCCTCGGCCTGACGCTGCTCAAGTTGCTCGATCTGCTCGGTGATTGCGTCGGAGCGGGACTTGAGCTCGGCGAGCTTCGAGTCGTGCTCCCTCTTCTCGGCGTCGAAGGCGTCCACGGCGTCGGCAACGGCGGAGCGCTCCTCGTCCGTCTGCGCCGCGTCGATGTCGGCCTCCAACTCCCTCTCGCGCTCGGCGAAATCGACGGCTCGAAGCTGTTCGATCTCAGCGTCGATGCCGTCGCGCTCCTTCTGGAGCATCAGCACTTTAAGCATGTTTCTCTCCTTCCAGCTTCAAGCGCATCCTCTGCCGCCATTCGGCGGCCTCCCTATCGAGAACGGCGCGGAAGTCTTTCTCCCGTGCCGAAATCTCCGTGTCCTCATACGCGGGGAACGTGCAGACGCTGACCTCGAACAACTGCACGTCGTTCAGGCGGAACAGCGCCCTGCCGTCCTCGCGGCGCTCGACGGTCCTGCTCAGGACGTTGAAGCCGAAGCTGCACTGGCTCACGTCCCCGCGCTTGACGCGCTCGTAGCAGCCCATCGCCTGCGGGTCTGCGGGGTTGACCTTCACGACGCCGTGGAGGCCGCGCTCGTCCACGTCGAGGGTGAGGGTGCCCGCCTTGGTGCGGCCCAGCACCAGCGTGGTGTCGTGGTTGACGAGCGCCCGCACGTCGGTGTCGCGGTCGAGGTTGAAGGCGGTCGGCTCGACCACCTCCGAGATATCGGGTGTGACCTTGTACTCGGGCCCGAAGACCGAGAAATACCCCTCGATGGTCGGCTCCGAGTCGTCGCGCGTCTCAAGCTGCGCGTCCGTGAATAGGTGCCTAATCTGCATCCTGACCCCCGTTCTCGCTCCCGTTGGGGTTGAGCTTCTTCTGGTTGCCCACCATGTCGGCGGGGATGTAGTTCTCGAGCAGCACGCGCCGGTCCAGCCCGTCCACGGGCGGCATACCCAGCCAGTCGCGCACCTCGTTGCCCGTCATGATCCCGCGCACGTACTGGGCGTCTCCGATGTCGGCGAGCGTCTTGAGGTCGTAGTTCATGAGCGAGCGCGGGTTGAACCTGAAATAGAGGTCGCGGCTCGTCAGGAGCTTGCGCGTCATCTCCTGCGCGATGTTCTGCGCTATGGGCTTGACCGTGGCGTTGACGAAGTTCTGCCACTCACGCTCGTCATAGTCCCCTACGCCCAGCAGGTACGCGGGCACGCCCAGGATTGCCGCGACGGAGCGCTTGTCCAGCTCCACGAAGTCCGCGAGTGCCAGGTCCTGCAACGTGAGCGGCTTCACCTGCTGCACGTCGAACTGGTCGGCGGGGATGAGCCACGGCTCGCCCGCGTCGGCGGTCTCGAAGTAGGAATCGAGCAGCTTCTTGCGGCCCTCGGGCGAGGAGAACTCGTCGGTGAGGGCGTCCACCTTCACGATGATGGACGGTTTCCACTTGGTCTTGAGGAACCCCGTCTCGGTGGCGCGCGCCTGCTTGATGTTGTCGGCCACATCCTTCAGGAGGACGGTGTAGCCGCGCCCGCGCCACGGCTGCGAGTACGACGGGTTGACCGCGAAGTGCAGCACCTCGTTCGGCTGGTACTCGCGCCCATTCGTTGTGCGGACGGTGTAGCCGCCCACGCTGTCGGACACGGCGCTCGCCCCTGGCATCGGTCGCAGCTCGTCTATGTAGCCGTCCGCCGTGACTGGCAGCACGAAGGCGTTGCCGCCGCCGTCCAGGAGCGCGGTGCGCACCACCCACTCGTAGAAATTCGCGCGGGTCATGCTGTGGCACGGGTCGATGTCGGCGAGGCGCGACAGTCCGTTGACCTGCCGCAAGTCTCCGTGGTCGGTGTTCTGCATCAAGTGGATGCTCATCGACGCCACGAGGCGCGCTATGGCGGAGACGGCGGTCACGACCTCGGGGGACTTGTCTAGCGTTGTGTAGCCCAGCGTCGCAAGCGTCTCCTGTAGCTCCTTGTCGGAGCCCACCACGGCGAAGCGCTTCTGGGTTGGTTCGCGGCTGAACAGCCGCTTGAAGGGATTAGCCATCGTCACGGCCTTTCGGCATAAAAAAAGAGCGCCGCCCCCTCTATGGGAACGGCGCTCTATGGCACTCTATACTTCTATTATCGCACGACTCCCACCCGTTGCAAGCGGGAATCCCGCTATTTGCGCGGCGGGTGGGGGCGCCTCACCTTGCGCTCTTTGTGGCGCGCGACGGCGTACACGTGGCCGTCGCGGCACCCGAAGTCGATTACCGCGCCGCAGCGCGGGCACTTCACGCCCCCGCTGCCCGCATCCATCTCCAGCAGCTTGCGCCCGCACTCCGGGCACCGAACGTCGTGGCTCACTCCCACCACTTCCTTGCCTTCTCCTCGCGGCCCATCTGTTCCAGGTACTTGCAGCAGGCGAACACCGACGCGTCGAAGAGGTCCATGCGGCTGTGCTCGTCTATCTTGTGGTACTCCACCATGTCGTCGGTCTTCTCGATGGCGTGGACGTTGCCCACACAGTACTCGTATGCCTCGCTGTGGAGGTAGTAGAGCCGCCCGTCCTTGGCCATCTTCTCTATGCGGCGGAATCCCTGCGACTTGCGCCAGAAGTACTGCGGCTGGTCCACCACGCGGAACTTGGCCGCCTCCATCTGCAGGACCCACTCCTGCGCGAACTTGCGGTCGAAGCCCACCTGGCGGATGTTGAAGCCCAGCTCACGCATCTCGCGGAACCAGTTCGTCACGTCCTGGTACTGCACCGTGTCCGAGTTGCACATCGTCAGCACGCCGTCGTCCTCCCAGCCAAACAGCGGGATGCTGTCCTCGTCGGCCTTCGCCGCCGCCTGCGTGATGGGGAAGAATGCGTGCGTGATCACGATGTCCGTGTCGCTGTCGGGGTCGTGGGCGTAGAGCGCGGCGGCGGTGAGGTCGTACATGCGCGAGAGGTCGGCACCGCCGAACCAGCTGAGGCGCATCTTGCGCAAATCGTCCATCGTCCAGTCGTGCTTCTGGTCGGACGCGCGGAACTCGCCCACGTCGAACCATGCGCGGCGGGCGGCGGTGTAGACGTTCATCGAGCGGCTGAGGAAGTCCTTGCGCTCCTGCGGGTCGTTGAGGGCAACGGCGGCGTCGCGCGCCATCTCCTGCGGCGATATGGTCACGCCCCAGCTGGGGTTCGCCATCATCTGCTGCCGCGGGTCGCAGAAGTCGCAGTCGCCCTTGTCGTCCACCTCGGGGCGGCAGAGGAAGGCGAAGAGGGAGTCGTCCTTGACGAGGCCCGACGCCACGTCCGCGGCGTACTTAATCTTGCGATAGCCGAACGAGTTCTCGGAGTCGCCCGCCGTGGATATGCCCACCATCAGCTTCTCGCGGTAGGCCTTCATGGCCTCCCTGAAGCGGTTGTACTGCGCGGGGTCGCGGTAGCCCGCGAACTCGTCGGCGATGCAGAAGTTGCAGTTGTAGGAGTCCTGGGCTTTGGGGTTGGACTTGAGCGCCTTGATGGAGAAGGAGCCGTCCGGGAACTCAGCAGAGACCTCGCGCTGGACCCAGCTGTCGCGCAGGCGCATGATGCCCTTGTCGAGCCCCAGCCGCCGCACGTTGTAGGCGATGTCGTCGAAGGCCTCCTTGGTCTGGTCGCCGCTGTTCGCCACGAGGTACCCGCGCGCGCCCGACGCCCTGCGGCGCAGGCCAAGCGCCCACGCGAGGGCGGCGATGGTCAAGGTCTTCCCATTCTTGCGCGATATCTCGATGATGGCCTCGGTGTAGCGCACGAGGCCCGTGTCGGCCCAGCGGAAGCCCAGGACGTTCCATATGACGAAGACCTGCCACGGCTGCAAGACAAGCGGCTTGCCCGCCAGCGGCGTGCCGTCGAGCGCCTGCCCCTGGCGGTGGCAGAAGGTGGCCTCGATTATCGCCATGGTCTCCGTGGGCTCGGACGGGTCGAACGTCAAATCGTCGCGCCCGAGGTCCGCGCGGTACCGCCTGACCGCGTTCACCACGTCGGGCGAGGCCACGATGGAGCCGTCGAGCACGCCCGCCGCGTACCCCTCGGCTATTCCCGCGTAGTCCCGCATTTGGCGGTCCCGCCGCTCTCGATGCCGCTGAGGAGCTTCATGAACTCCGCCGAGGGGTCCTGGCGCACCTCGCCCACCGCCTGGCGGTAGGACTTGGGCGTCAGGCACAGCTCGCGCCACGCGGCCAACGTCTGGTCCTTGAGCTGCCGCCACTCGCGCAGGAGCCTATGCGCCTCCGCCGACTCGCGCCCATCCGTCTTCACGCACGCTCGGTAGGCCTCGAGCGTGTCGTCGGCCTCCGACGCGAGCTGCGCCGCATCGTCAATCGCGGGCGAGTCGAGCATGTCCTTGATGTCCTTACCGTCGAGAAGGCCCACTATCTTCTCGCGCCATTGATTCTCGTTCATGTCACCTCCGGATTTTCCAAAATCTCGCGGGGATTTACACGGAGT